GCAAGGAAGCAAGCCCTCAGACACTTGAAGAACTGTCACCTCAAGACCTCCGGCAAGCGTCGGGGGTCTTATAGTATCTACATCAGCGAAACAACCCATGTATAACCAAGAGATCAAGGGCAACCTCGCCCGCCTGCTTGCCACCGAGAACCTTGTGGTTGAGCACCGTAAAGTCAGCACGGCTTCTTTCAATGTCGATGACCGTGTGCTCACTCTTCCTCTGTGGGAGAAAGCAAGTGAGACTGTCTATGATCTGCTTGTCGGTCATGAAGTCGGTCACGCTCTCTACACTCCTGGCAGCAAAGACGGATCTTGGGAGAAAGATATCCCTCACGATTATTACAATGTGGTGGAAGATGCTCGTATCGAGAAGATGATCAAGCGTCGTTATCCTGGTCTTGCCCGTGACTTCTTCAAGGGATATACCGAACTAAACAACGATGACTTCTTTGAAATCAAAGATAAAGATCTCAGCACCTTTAGCCTGATTGACCGTATCAATCTCCACTTTAAGATTGGTGCTTTTGCTCTCGTTCCTTTTCAAGATGACGAGAAGCACTTTCTCTTTATGATTGAAGAAGCAGAAACTTTTGCTGACGTTACTGTTATTGTTCGTTTGCTGAATGATTTCATCAAACGGAAGAAGGAAGAAAAGGTTGCTGATGTTCCTGCTCAGGAACAATCTACCGGTAGTGGTAGTGGTATGCCCCAGAATGTTCCCTCTCAGGAACAAGGTGAGAATGCCAACGAGAATGCCAACGAAGAAAGTAATGCCAATGAAGATGCTTCCGTTGACAATCAATCTCAACAACAGGGTGGAGGTGCTTCTGGTCCTGATGAAGAACGTTCTGAAACTCAGAAAGCATTTGATCAAAATGCTCAGGGACTTAACAGTAACAATAGCATGGTCTGGAATGTGGAGTATGTAGAGATCGGCAAGAATAATCTCGATGAGATCATTGTTCCTTTCAACTCTCTTCACAAATACATCGAACAAAGTTGGATCTCTCAGCAAGAACAAAAAGAAGACATGAATCTTTTTGAACATGCTGACAAAGCGTTCCGTGAATACAAAGCATCTGCTCAGCAAGAAGTTAACTATCTTGTGAAAGAGTTTGAGTGTAAGAAATCTGCTGATGCTTATGCAAGGGCAGCAACATCTAAGACTGGTGTTCTTGACACTTCAAAGCTACATACTTATAAGTACAATGATGATTTGTTCAAGAAGGTTACTGTCCTTCCTGATGGTAAGAACCATGGCATGATTTTTATTCTTGATTGGTCTGGTTCTATGGGCAATATCATTGAGCCCACCGTGAAACAACTGATTAATCTTATGTGGTTCTGCCGTAAGGTTCAGATTCCTTTTGAACTGTATGCCTTTACCTATGAGTGGAACAACCATTTTATTAATCCTGAACATGACTACACTAAAGAAAAAAGTGCCCGTGAGCATCTAAAACTTGGTGTTCACCAGCGAACCAGTCTGCTCAACTTTGTTTCTTCTTCTGCTAAGTCTAAAGATTTTGAGAAATCTATTCTCAATCTCTATCGTTTTGCTTATTACTTCTCCCCTGGTTATTATTATGACCGTTATAATGTCCCCATGGGATGTGATCTGAGTGGCACTCCTTTGAATGATGCTATCATCACTCTTCATGATGTAATCCCTGCCTTCCAGAAACAGACTGGTTCACAGAAAACTACTGTATGTATTCTGACTGACGGTGAATCTGCCGGATGCCAATACTCTGTCAAAGTCGATCGTCATGGCAATGACTATATCGGATCCCGAACTTTTGATGAGGGTAACCAACTCCGTGATCGTAAACTTGGCAAAACCTATAAGGTTAATAGTGACTATCGTTCTATTACTCAAGTTCTTCTTCAGAACCTGAAGGATAAGTTTCCTGAGATCAATCTGGTTGGATTCCGTATCGGTAACACTGGTGATTTCACTTCTTATTATCGTTACGCCACGATTTCGGATTCCCCTTCCTGGTCCGTTCCCGATATTGAAATGAAAAAGTGGAAGAAAGAAAAAACATGGGAGTTCAATAGCGTTGGTTATGATTCTCTCTACTTCATGGCTAACACCAGTCTTTCTTCCAACACTGATTTTGATGTTGCTGACACTGCCACAAAGACTCAAATCAAATCTGCTTTTGTTAAGAGTCTCAAATCTAAAAAAACCAATAAGAAAATTCTTTCTTCCTTCGCTGCAGTGGTCAGTTGAGAGACTGTCCACTCTGCCCCGACTCTGCTCCCACTCTGCCCTATACTAACTTCATCAACACAAGACAACCAATGGCACTCTCTGCTGACTACATCCTGACTTCCCTGACCGAACTTTATGGCACTGACATCTCTGCTGCTGATGTCAAAGGTTGGTGTGCTATGAACGGCACCACCTATCAAACTGTGACTAAGAAACTTGAGCAATACAAGACCGGTCGTGGTAAGTGGAACCTGACTGTTTCTGAAGCACGGGAACAGATGGAGCAATCCTATGCCTCTATCACTCGTTCTTTGGTTCCCGCTAAGGATCAGACCTTTGTTCCTTTTGGTAACTACACTGATCTCAAGAAAATCATTCAATCTCGTATCTTTTACCCTACCTTCATCACTGGTATGTCTGGTAATGGTAAGACCTTTGGTGTTGAGCAGGCATGTGCTGCTCTCAACCGTGAACTCATTCGTGTAAACATTACCATTGAAACCGATGAAGACGACCTTATTGGTGGGTTCCGCCTTGCTAATGGCGAGACGGCATGGCATGACGGTCCTGTCATTGAAGCCCTCCGCCGTGGGGCAATCCTGCTTCTGGATGAAGTGGACCTTGCATCTAATAAGATTCTTTGTCTCCAGTCCATCCTCGAAGGTAAAGGAATCTTCCTGAAGAAGACCGGTCAGTATATCCAACCTGCTCCTGGTTTCAACATTATTGCCACTGCTAACACTAAGGGTAAAGGTTCTGACGATGGTCGCTTCATCGGCACCAATGTGCTCAACGAAGCATTCCTTGAGCGTTTTGCTCTCACTATCGAGCAAGACTATCCTACCGCTGCTACTGAACTGAAGATTATTGAGGGTATCTCTCTGGATCTTGGCATCGAAGATCGTGCCTTCTGTAAGTCTTTGGTTGATTGGGCAGACATTATCCGGAAGACCTTTAAGGATGGTGGTGTTGATGAAGTGATTTCTACTCGTCGCCTTGTCCACATCATCCGTGCTTTTAGCATCTTTGGTAAGAAAGAGAAAGCAATCAAATCCTGTATCAATCGTTTTGACGATGAAGTTAAGGAAGTGTTCTGGGATCTCTACACCAAACTCGATGCTGATGTTGTTCAGGAGATTCGTGACGAGAACTTCCCTGAGGTGACGAATGACTGAGAGACAACCAACCGTCGTGTCCATTACTCTTGGACACGACGTTCAAGAAGACTGGGAGAGCTACCAAGAATGTATCCGATCTCTTTTAAATGAAGAACCAAACATCAACAAGTTCCTTTACTACATTGGCAACTATGGCACATACAGATACCCCATCGAACCAACGTAAAGATTTTCACGGATGGGTCGGTGCTCTGGCAAGACTAAAGACTGGAGAAACAGTGAAGATTAAAGGTGGGAATAGATTCACTTTATTTGTACAAGATCTTGACGGCACCATCAAAGAGTGCTATCATGATGACTTAGTTATGATTATGGAGGCGTGATGGATCATCAATGGAAATATGACGAGGAAGAAATCCTCAAAGACATTCGTGAATATGTGAGTGGAACCTATCGTGGTCACTACGCATCTGGAGAACATGAGTTCCAAGGTGTTCAAACTATTGACCTGATGGCAGCAAAGCATCTTGCTTCCGGTTTTTGTCAAGCAAATATCCTTAAGTACGGTAGTCGCTACGGTGATAAGGATGGTAGGAATAAACGTGACTTGATGAAAGTTATTCATTATGCTATGCTTCTACTCCATTTCGATGGACACTACAAATCCCTCAACCTTGATACCTATAATCGATGAGCAACACAGTTACTATGACAGCACAAACTACGGATGTGCTGAGAAGTTTTGAAACTATTAACAAGTCTATTATGTTCAGGGGTGGTCAACTTCTGAACTCTCGTAGTCTTGGGGGAAATATTATTGCTGAGTATCAGTGTGAGGAAAACTTTCCAAAACCTTATGCTGTGTATGATCTGGGACAGTTTCTGAAAGGATTATCTCTTTTTGATTCTCCCTTTTTGAACTTTAATGACGATAACTTTGTGGTTATTCGTAACCAGAAGGGTGGTCGTAGCGCCAAGTATTTTTTCTCGGATCCTTCTATTGTTGAGTCAGCATCTCCTAATCGTCGTCTTAACTTTCCTGAAGAATCTGTTGTTATCGAGTTTCGTATTACTGAGTCTGATCTCCAATCTCTTTGGAGAGCAGCGGGTGTCTACGAACTAGAAGATCTTCTCATCGAATCTTCTGATAATACTGTTGTGATTTCTTTGTTTGATTCTGAGAATGAAACCAACAATACATACAGTATTACTCTTGATGCCCAAGTTTCTTGTGAACATAAATGTCACATGAAAGTCGAAAACCTTTACACATTGATGAAAGGATCTTATGATGTTTCCGTTACTGATGGTATCGTTACTAGGTGGAAAAACACTAACCTAGATCTTGTTTACTATATTTCTACTGAAGACGACGAATGAAGAACAAAAAGTTTTTGTGGGTAGAAGAGTTTCGTCCTCATACTATTGAGGATTGTATTCTTCCCGGAGCATCTAAGAAAGCTTTCAAAGGTTTTCTGGAACAAGGAGAAATCCCTCATCTAATGCTTTCTGGTTCTGCTGGTGTAGGTAAGACAACTGTTGCCCGTGCTTTGTGTGAAGAACTAGGGGCAACAGTTATGGAGATCAATGGATCTGATGAAGGTCGATTGATTGATACCCTCCGTACCAAGATCTCACAGTTTGCTACTACTGTGGATCTTGCCAATCGTGCTAAACATAAAGTAGTGATTATTGATGAGGCAGACAATACATCTGAAGTAGTACAGATGTCTTTGCGTCATGCCATGGAGAAGTTTAGTGGTAACTGTAGGTTTATTCTTACATGTAACTTTCCTAATAGGATTATTGATCCTATTCATTCTAGGTGTGCTGTTGTGGATTTTTCCATTAGCTCTGCCGAGGAAGGACAACTACAGTTTGAGTTCTTCAATCGTTTAGAAGAGATTCTAAAGGAAAAGAACATCGAATACAACCGGCAGATTCTTGCTAAGGTAGTTGCTAGATTCTATCCAGATTGGCGTCGTCTTATTGGTGAAGTCCAGAGGTTTACTGCTTCCGGTTCTTTGGATCCTGTAGTTCTTGCTGAAATCGGTGACATCTCCGTAGATACTTTGCTTACTGCAATGAAAGGCAAAGACTACACTACTGTTCGACGCTGGGTTGTGGAAAACGTGAACAATGATATTTCTGTTGTGTTCCGTAAGATCTATGATTCTTTGGCAGTCGATAAAGTTATGAAGAAAGCTTCCATTCCCGAACTAGTTCTTTGTATCGCTAAGTACAGTAGAGATGTTGATCGTATTCCAGATCAAGAAATCAATCTACTGGCATGTCTAACAGAAGTAATGTATTCTTGTGAGTTTGTATGAATGTTAAACTAATCCGTATGTGGTCTGGTGAAGATGTGATTGCCGACCTTTTAGATGATGGTCCTGATACCATCACTATCATGAATCCTATTGTTGCTGTTCCTACTGCCCAGGGACAGATGGGATTTGCTCCGTGGTCTCCTTTGTTGAAGGAGAAGAACATGGACATTACACTCAAACAGTCTTATGTAGTGATGATTACTGAGACTCAAACAGAAGTCGAAGACTATTACAAAGAACAGTTTTCTATTATTAAATCCCCCTCTAAGAAGTTAATCGTATGACCTTATCTGTTCCCTCTAAATCAGATCTTATCCACCTTAAGATCCAAGCAGCAATGCGTGAGAATGTTTTTGATGAAGACCAGATGAAATATCTCGGTCTTCGTGAAGATGGCAAGCATTGGTATTTGATTGCTGGTGAGTATGAAGTTTCTGTTGATCAACTTGAAGAGTTTGAGATGATTGATAATGAAAGTTAAAACTACACCTGAAAATGTACAAGAAGCAAATGATGGTTTGTTTCGTGCTACAATGAATCTACCTACTGCTGCCGCTCACTGTGGCATGACACACAAGGAAATGAAACTGACCTTTTGGGAATATCTTAAATACCATGCCCCAGACTATGAAATCCCTGAAGACCCCGCTTCGCTACCCAGGCGGCAAGTCCAGAGCACTCTCAAAACTCCTCCAGTACGTCCCAGACCTGAAGGGGTATAAGGAGTACCGGGAACCCTTTCTAGGGGGTGGTAGCGTTGCCCTGGAGGTCTCCAAGCGGTATCCCCATTTGGACATCTGGGTCAATGACCTTTACGAACCACTCTATAACTTTTGGAAGGAACTACAACACGATGGCAAACGTTTACAAGACGTTCTTACAGAACTTAAGTACAGGCATCCAGAGCCCGTCAGTGCTAAAAAGTTATTCCTTGACGCGAAAGAATACCTTACAAATCCCCCCAGTGTTATTGGGGCTTTCCCCCCTTACCGTGAAAGTTTTTGGAGGGCTGTCGCTTTTTATGTTGTTAACAAGTGTTCTTTCAGTGGTCTTACTGAATCTAGTAGTTTCTCCAAGCAAGCAAGTGAGTCCAACTTCTCCCTCAACGGTATCTCAAAACTCTATGACTATTCAGTCTTGATTGGTAACTGGAAAATTACTAACTTGTCTTATGAACAACTCCTTACTGATAACAAAGACACCTTTACGTACCTTGATCCCCCCTACGAAATCGGAAGCAATTTGTATGGCAAACGTGGGTCAATGCATAAGTCCTTTGACCATGACATGTTTGCTACTGACTGCGATCGTTTTGTTGGCGCTCAACTTGTATCCTACAACTCGTCGCAACTGATTCGAGAACGCTTCAAGGGGTGGACAGCTGCCGAATTTGCACACACCTACACCATGAGGTCTGTGGGGTGCTATAATACAGATCAAGCGTCACGAAAGGAACTCGTCCTTCTCAACTATGAAAGTTAAAGTCCAACTCTATGTTGCTGGTAAAGTCTTCGACGAGATTGTGGAAGCAGCAAACTACCAAGATGCTCGTCAGACTGCCCTTGCCCGAAACCCAACCGCCAAAGTTATGTCCGTTACCGCTGTATTCTAATGACAACTTATATTAAATACGAAACCAAAATCGATGATGATGGAAACTTCATTATTCCAGATGAGATTTTACAAGCTCTTGGATGGAAAGAAGGAGATGAGATTGAGATCGATGAAGTAGATGGTGTTATTACCATGAAAAAAGTGGAGGAATCCGAATGACTATTTCCCACCAAGTATTAGATTGTCTTGATGAGGCAGAAAAACATCTACGTAATGCTCTAGCTTTTGCTGCCCGAACTGAAGAAGCATGGGTTGCCAAACACATCACCAGTGCTATCCTTGGTATTAAAGGTATCCCTGAGTTAGATGCTATGACTGAACAAATTCAAGAACTTCGTGACACATTAAAAGGTCCGTTCGACGAATGAATATGAGCAGAGTAGAACTCAATGATTGGATGAAGTCCATTAACCAAACAAAGAATAATATTATCGAGGGCGATCCTACTGTAGAAAAGGATTACCCTCCTTTTGTTGTAAACAAATGCTTGTCGGGACATACAGATGCTATTCTGTACGCCAACGAAATGAACAAGAATCCTCATTTGGATAAACGTCTTCAATATGATTTTCTTATAAATAGTTTGAAGCCAAGGAAAAGATTTACACCTTGGATAAAAAAACAAACCCTGGATCATCTAGATCTGGTCAAAGAATATTATGGTTATAGCCATGATAAAGCACTATCTGCTCTGGAAATATTAACAACGGAACAGTTAGACGAAATAAGAAAATCGTTGAATAAAGGCGGAATGTTATGACAACTGAGATGGAGATCCAGTGGGAACAATCAGACATGGTTGAGATTGCTCTCAATCAACCTGATGATTTTTTAAAAGTAAGAGAGACTTTGACACGTATCGGTGTGGCATCTCGAAGAGAAAAAAAGATTTATCAGTCTTGTCACATTCTTCATAAACAAGGTCGCTATTATATTGTCCACTTCAAAGAACTGTTTGCTCTTGATGGCAAGGCAACAAACTTTTCTTTGAATGATCTCCAGCGTAGAAATCGTATCATTCAACTTCTTTCTGATTGGGGGCTCATTTCTGTTCTCTATCCAGAAAAGATCGAAGACATGGCATCTCTAACACAGATTAAAGTGTTGGCATTTAAAGAAAAAGATCAGTGGACACTTGAGTCTAAGTATAATATTGGCAGGAAAAAACAACTGTCATGAACCGAACAGTAAAACTCATGCTTCTTAAAGATGGTAAGACTGAGTGGATGACCGTACCTTGGGGTAAGGCACACTTAGATTGGGTAAGGAGAATGGGTTATACTATACTGATGTCCGTATAGAAAAGTTCGGTCTTCTCTCTGGTCTCTATTGTTTATCTGTGATTAAATAGTATTGGATGCCTTCGGGGTCCATACAAAGTTACTCGCTTATACAAGGAGACAACCATGAATAAATACACTTGGGATACATTGTATCCTTACGGAGTTGGTATCGACTCAATGCTTTCTGCTTTAGATACATTGAGCACAAAAAATACCAGCTATCCTCCGTATAATATTCTAAAGAGAGACAGTTCCAATTATGAGATTGAAATCGCTTTGGCGGGCTTTAGAGCAGAGGAGATTGAAGTTTCTTCTGAATCAAACATTCTCAAAGTTACCTCCAAAGTTCAAGACCGAGATTCTGAAGTCCAGTATCTCCACAAAGGGCTATCTAAACGAGCCTTTTCTCATTCGTGGCAGTTAGCAGATGACGTAAGAATCCAAGACGTAAGTTTTAAAGACGGTCTACTTCTAATCTCTCTGGAAAAAATCATTCCAGAACATCAAAAGAAAACCGTTTACGAAATCAGCGGTTCGTCACCCCAACTCTTAACAGAATAAATTATACAGGGGGCACTTGCCCCCTTCGTTATTTTGTGGTATACTCTAATCGTTATTTGTAAAAACTATGGACGCTATTAAGATTGTGACATTTGATGATGGTTCTAATGCCATCACACGAATCAATGAACTGAGAGATCCTGATGGCAACTCTCTCTGTTTTGTTCTTAACTATCCATTTTCCCTGGACTCTAGGGTAAACGATGATGGAGAAACGAATGTAAGGTTTGCTCCATTCAACATCTACACTCAAGATACTGAGATCAGGATTCCTTTTAATGCCGTGAGATCGATCACGAATCCTAAGACTTTTATTTACGAAAAGTATCTGGAAGTTATTACTCCGTTTGATCCTGTGTATGCTAATGCTATGAGAGACAAGGATCCCACAGATCCAGCAGCCCCAGAAGCAGTATCTACTACGGAGGAAACAGAAGAATGACAGCAACTATTGTGATGTTATCTACAGGAGATAACGTGATTTGTGATCTCCAAGAAATGTTCCATGAAGTTGAAAATGGAGAGGGTCAAGTAGACAAAAAGGGATTGTGTCTACAGATGACTCATCCATATAAACTTGACATTCTTCCTGGTCAAGAAGACAATGGGAATGAAGGAGTTTCTGTTAGATTTACACGATGGATGGCGTTCTCTTCTGAGTATGTGTTCAAACTACCGTATACTTCTGTAGTTACCGTAGGACAACCAGACTCTAATATCTTGAAAGCATACGAAAGAAAAGTAGATGCTGCTAAAGAAAAGATTGAAGAACAAAATAAACCAAAAGAAAGAGTGTATGCTTCTGATGTAAGCGTTGCAGGCGTTGGAATGAGCAGCGGCAGGGGGTTCCGATGATTCAAGTTTTCAGAATGAGCGGATCCTGGATTGTTTCGGAAATCGAAACAATCGACGCTCAGGAGTGGGGAGACCCCGATGCTGTGCTAAAATATCCGTATGAGGTCATTCGAGCCCCTCTCAACGGTGGCATGAGTCTGGAGAAATACCCTCCCTACTCTGCCAATCGAGAGGAGATCCCTATCAGATCTTCTGATGTTGTCATCACCACTGATGTAGATGACAGCCTTGCTGCCCTTTATCACTCACAACGAAAGAAAGAAACAGAATGAAGTTCTACACCAGCGTCCAACAGTCTGCCAACACCATCCTCGTCCGAGGTGTTGAACATGGTAAAAGATTTACGGACAAGGTGAAGTTCAATCCCACGCTTTATGTTGATGACACTGGTAATCGCTCTCCAGAAGCTAAAACTCTGGATGGTAAACCTGTACGCTCTATGCCTATGGGAAGTATTCGTGATGCTAAAGACTTCATTGAGAAGTATAAAGATCTCGAAGACTTCCCTGTCTATGGTCAGACACGATACATCAATCAGTATATCCTACAGGAATACCCTCAGGATTATATTGACTATGACATGAAAGATATCCGTGTGTTCAACATTGATATCGAAACTGCTGCTGAAAATGGATTCCCTGACATTGCTTCAGCGGACCAGGAGATCCTTGCTATCAGCGTAAAGGATAGTTGCTCTGGGAACATTACTGTCTTTGGTGCTAAACCATTTGACAATGATGATCCCAGGGTTACCTATATGCACTTTGATACCGAGGTTGGATTGCTGAAGGCATTCATCCATTGGTGGGCATCTGATTTCCCTGATATCATCACGGGATGGAATGTCCAACTGTTCGATATGCCATACATCATTCATAGGATCGAGCGTATTCTTGGAGAGAAAGAGGCACGTCTTCTATCGCCATGGAAAGCTATTCTTCGCCGTGAGATTTACATCAAGGGTAAGAAAGAGATTGCCTATGACATCTCTGGTATTTCCACACTTGATTATCTAGAACTGTATCGTAAGTTTACTTACACTAACCAGGCATCTTATCGTCTAGATTATATCTGTGAGGTAGAACTGGGTGCCAACAAACTGGATCACAGTGAGTATGACACCTTCAAGGAGTTCTACACTAACAACTGGCAGAAGTTTATTGAATACAACATTCATGACGTTCGACTGGTTGATCAGTTGGATGACAAGATGAAGTTGCTAGAGCTTGCTGTCAGCATGGCATACGATGCCAAGGTCAACTTTGAGGATGTGTATTCTCAGGTTCGTATGTGGGATAACATCATCTATGTGTATCTACACAAGAAAGGTATTGTCATTCCTCCTAAGAAAGAGAGTGCCACAAAGAGTGAGAAGTATGCTGGTGCCTATGTGAAGGAACCTGTTCCTGGTCTGTATGACTGGGTGGTGAACTTTGACTTGAACAGTCTGTATCCCCACCTGATCATGCAATACAACATCTCCCCAGAGACCCTCCTGCCCCACAAGCACCCCTCCGCCAACGTGGACCGTCTGCTTGCCAAGGAGATCAATCTGGAGGACTTACAGGGGCAGACAGTGTGTGCTAACGGCACGTTCTATGACACCACCTACCGTGGGTTCCTGCCTGAACTGATGGAGAAGATCTACGATGAACGGACCATCTACAAGAAGAAGATGCTTGAGGCAAAGCAGCAGTATGAGAAGACTCCTACGCTCGCTCTTAAGAAAGAGATTGCTCGCTGTAACAACATTCAGATGGCACGCAAGATCCAACTGAACTCTGCTTATGGTGCTATCGGCAACGAACACTTCCGTTACTATCGTTTGGACATTGCTGAGGCAATCACTTTGGGCGGTCAACTCTCTATCCAGTGGGTAGCAAACGACATTAACGAATATCTAAATAAGATATTGCAAACGGAGAAAGTAGATTATGTCATCGCTGCCGATACAGATTCAATCTATCTTAATCTTGGACCTCTTGTTGATAAATTTTATGGTGATATTTCTCACGATAAGATCAAGATTGTTAACATACTGGACACGATCTCTCAGGAGAAACTGGAACCGTTCATCGAGAATAGTTACGAGAAACTGGCTCGATATGTATCGGCTTATGATCAGAAGATGAAGATGAAGAGGGAGAACATTGCCGAGCGTGGATTCTGGAAAGCGAAGAAGCGTTATGTTCTCAACGTATGGGATAGTGAAGGTGTCCGTTATAACCAACCGAAGATGAAGATCTGTGGTATGGATACTCAACGTTCATCCACTCCTCAGTTCTTCCGTAATAATCTGAAGGAAGCTTTTGATATCATTTTGACACAAGACAACAATGCTATCTTTTCCTTCATCAAGAAGGTAAAGTGTGATACTAGAAATCAAAACTATACTGATATTGCTTTCCCCCGTGGTTGTAATGGATTGACAACTTACGGGAATCATCATACAATATACACTAAGGAGAAAGCTGTTCCTATTCAAGTCAGGGCAGCATTACTTTATAATCACTACGTCAAACAAAACAAGATAGATAACAAATATCAACTCATTCAAGAAGGTGAGAAGATTAAGTTTATCTATCTCAAAACTCCTAACCCAATCAAAGAGAATGTTATTGGATTCTTCCAAGAGATTCCTAAAGAACTACAACTTGATAAGTATGTAGACTACAAGACACAGTTTGAGAAATCTTTTCTTGAACCACTTCGTAAAGTCTTGGATGCTATTGGGTGGCAAACAGATCGTGTACAATCATTAGATACTTTTTATTAATATGGATTTTCTCTCCCAAGTGATCAAGGACAGCAAAAATGAATACGCTGGTTTTGTTAGTGAAGGTGTCGCTGCTGGTGATGTCTCAGGTTATATTGATACTGGGTCTTACCTCTTTAATGCCGTGGTTAGCGGTTCTATTTTCGGAGGTCTTCCTTCCAATAAAATTACAGCATTGGCGGGACCGTCTGGCACCGGAAAGACTTTTTATGCTCTCAGTGTTGTACGTCATTTCCTTGATAGTAATCCTGAAGCTGGTGTTATTTACTTTGAATCGGAGTCTGCTATTTCTAGGGATATGATTGAGAGTCGTGGTATTGACTCACGTCGTATGATCATCTTCCCTGTCGCTACCATCGAAGAGTTCAGGACAGAGGCGGTCAGGATCCTGGACAAATACTTAGACGTTCCTAAAGATGAGCGTAAACCCATGATGTTTGTGCTAGACTCTCTGGGGATGCTCTCCACCACCAAGGAGATGACAGACATGGCAGCTGGTAATGAAAAGCGTGACATGACTAAAACTCAACTTGTTAAGGGAGCTTTCAGGGTCTTGACACTCAAGTGTGGCAAGGCTAATGTACCAATGATCTTTACCAATCATACCTATGACAAAATCGGTGCTATGTATCCTGAAGAGGAAATGGGAGGAGGTAGCGGACTCAAGTATTCTGCTAGCACAGTCATATTTCTCGGAAAGAGAAAGGAAAAAGATGGAACGGATCAAGTCGGAAACATTATCCGCTGCAAGGCTAAGAAGTCTCGTCTGACAAGGGAAAACTCTCAGGTAGAAACTCGCCTGTTCTTTGATAATCGTGGACTGGACAAGTATTATGGTCTGGAAGAATACGCAGTCAAGGCAGGCGTGTGGGGTAAGTCTGGCACTCGCTTCGAAATCGATGGCAAAAAATACTACGGAAAGACGATCTTACAAGAACCAGAACAGTTTTTTACTCAAGAGGTTTTAGAAGCTATCGATGAAGTAGTAAAGCAAGAAATGTTGTACGGCACTGGAGAGGAGGAGACTATTGATGGAGAGGACTGAGACTACTATTTTACGTAATCTATTTTGTAATGAAGATTACTATCGGAAAGTAGTCCCATTTGTTAAACCAGATTATTTTGAATCATATCATGAAAAGATTATCTATGAGGAGGTTTGGGACTTCGCTAGTAAGTACAACATGCCGCCAACTGATGAGGTTATTATCATCAATCTTCAGGGTAGGAAAGACCTTAATGAAGAAACCTATCAAGATGCTATTAAAGCAATCAAGGAGTTCACGGATGACCCTATCGAATACGAATGGTTACTTGACACCACAGAGAAGTGGTGTAAGGACAGAGCAATCTATCTCGCTCTACTCGAATCCATCAAGATTGCGGATGGAGGTGAACAGAAAGTATCAAAGGATGCGATCCCAAGCATACTCCAAGAGGCCCTGGCAGTATCGTTCGATG